CATGGCCGGCAACTGGAAGTCCGATGATGCCGCCCAGAAGATTCTGGTGGACGCTCGTGGCGACAAGCAATCGCGCGCTTTCCGCGTGACGTTCTCGGACGGTTCGAAGTTCGAGTTCCTGGGCCTGGTCACGCAGTTCCAGTGGCAATCGCAGCTGGACAACGTTGTGTCGGGCACGTTCAACGTGCGCGTGAACGGCGCGGTCAAGATGACTGACGCGCCGGCCAGCGGAGGCTGATTCCCATGGCATCGGATCGGATTCCGGGCGTCGCGCTGCGGACCCTGGCGGCGAACCCGTTGGCAGGGTTTCGCCATGAAGCGTTGCAGGTTGCCGAGTGGGAGGACGCCAGCGTCATTGTCCGTGCTCCCAGCCCCAGCGACCGGCTCTTTCATGTTCGCGCTATCTGGGACGCCGCTGGCGTCACGCAGGGTGATGAAGAACTAGTGGTCAAGCAAAAGCTCGATGCTCCCGCCACCGACTACACCCGTGCATCGGCTGCGCTTTTGGTGCGGACGCTCTTTGAGCAATCCGCCGATGGCGCGCGGCGGGTTTTTGCCGATGCTGACGTGGACCAGGTTGCGGCGGCATTCGGGCCGGTCCATGCGCGTCTGGTCGCTAAGTCCATCGAGCTTGGAAACTTGACCGATGAGGGAGCGGACGTCGCAAAAAAGCCCTCAAGGAAACGCCAGACCTCCGTTTCCTGATGGCGCTCGCTCTTCGTCTGGGTAAGACGTTGGGCGAGTTGATGGACGGCATGGACACCTACGAGCTCTCGCTTTGGCGGGAGTTTGATCGGTTGTCACCCATTGGTGACGAGCGTGGCGATCTTCTGAGCGCCACGCTGTCCGCGACGGTGGCGCAAGCCGCTGGCGCAAAGGTCAAAGTGCAGGACATGTTGATCCGCTGGGGCGTAGAGGACGAACCCCAGAACGAAGCCGAAGCCGGCGAAAGTGCACTGAAGACCTTCTTGTTGTCCAAGCTGGCAAAACCCGCCACTTAGTACTCCGGCCCACCGCTTGCGTGGGCCATTTCTATTTTTGGTAAACCATGGCAAATAATCTGCGTGACATCGTTGTCGCAGTCAAGGTGGACACTGCTGCCTATCAGCGCGAAATGAATCGCCTTTCGCGCATGAGCGGCGACTACCTCAAGCTTGTCGAGCAAGGGGGCAAGCGCATTGACGCTGCGTATCAGCGCAATTCGGCCGCCCTGGCCGCTCAGAACGCAAGCGTGGGCGAAGCCACGCAGGTTGTTGCGGTCTATGCGCGGTCGGCCGCCGATGTGTTTTCTTCCACGGCCAAGATTCTTCAGTATGCGGATAGTTGGACCGCGCTGAATAGCCGTCTGCAGTTGGTGACGAATGGCGCTGCCGCATTTCAGGAGGCGCAGTCGGGCGTCTTCAACGCCGCCCAACAAGCGCGCGTGCCACTGCAAGCGACGGCGGAGCTTTATCAAGGTATTGCCTCGAACCAGGATGCATTGGGCCTGAGCGGGCAGCAGGTGGCGTCGGTGGTCGAGACAATGGGCAAGTCCATTGCGCTGTCCGGTACGTCTTCGGCAGCAGCGGGGGCTGCCTTGTCTCAACTGGGCCAAGCATTCAGCGCCGGCACGCTTAACGGCGAACAGCTCAACGCGGTCATGCAACAGGCACCTGGTCTGGCCATGGCAATTGCCCAGGGCCTTGGGATGCCGATCAGCGAAGTCCGTGCGCTGGGCGCCGCTGGCCTGTTGACGGCGGAACAAGTTATCGGCGCCGTTGAAAGCATGGCGGGCAGCGTGGACGCCCAATTCGCCAGCATGCCCACTTCCGTGGGGGGCGCGTTTACGGTCTTGGAGAACGCCGTCATTGCCTGGGTCGGGCACACGGATGAGGCAACCGGGGCCAGCAAGGTTCTGTCGGACGGCCTTCTCGCCTTGTCGGATCATGTCGATGATGCAGCGTTCATTGCTGGCGCGGCGGCGGTGGGCGCGCTGACAGCGAAGCTGGGTCAGTCGGGGGTGCAGGCGGTACAGGCGACCAAGGCCTTTGTTGAAAACCGCCTTGAACTGCAGAGCCAGGCCAAGGCGCAGATGCTGGCTTCGCAGGCCGCCGAGCGCAAGGCCCAGAACATCGTGTTCCTGGCTGAGAAAGAAGCGATCGCTGCACGCGGTACGGCCGTGCAAACGTCGATGGAGCTGCAACTGGCGCAGGCGCGCATGGCTAGCCGAAGCGCCACCGTTGCCGCAACGGCCGCCACGACGCAATACGCGGCCGTGAGTTCGACGGCTGGCTTGGCCGGCCGGGCGATTCTTGGTGTGCTGGGTGGCCCCGTGGGCCTGGCGGTGAGTTTGGCGTCTGTGGCGGCGGGTTGGCTGATGTTCCGCGACAACGCGGCCGAAGCGACTCAGTCGATGAGCGACATGCACACCCCGCTGGACGAGGTCGCCAAAAAGTACCGCGAGCTCAACGCACTCGAGCGCGATAAGGCGCGCCGCGGCAAGCAGTCGCAAATTGTTGAAGCTCAGGGAAGCACGGAATCGAGCTTCAAAGCGCTAACCCGCGCGGCGCGCACCGGCGCACAGCTAACAGGCCAAAGCACATTCGCGTCGTTTCAGTCCGGAATCGAAGCCGTCCACGCCGATCAGAACTTGAACGCCAGTCAAGCCAGCGAGCAGATACAGGCGCAGATTGATGCGTACGTCCAGGCGAATCCGGCTGTGGCTAGCTACCGAGACCAGCTGGTCGAAGTCGCTGCGCAGTACATCAAAAATCGTGAGTTGCTCGAACGCAGTAACGCAGAGATGGCGAAGATCGACGGCGCGCAGAGTGGGGCGGCCGCGAGCGCCAGCGCGCTTGGTGAAGGCCTCAATGCCGTCGGTAAAGAACTGGGTGGCACGGGCTGGGAAAACTACCTGAAAAATCTGGAGTCTGCCCGCGACGTGATTGGCATGACGTCGTCGCAAATTGCTGAGTATCAAGCACGCTCACAAGGCGCCAACGAGACGCAGGCCGCCTTGGCGGGCACCTTGTCTCTACAGGCCGAGACGGCCAACGTGCTGAAGAAGGCCACTGCCGACAAGGACGGTAAAGCAATCGAAGGCGCGAAAGCGACATTGCTTGAGTTGGTCAAGGTTGAAGCACAGCAGCGCGCCATCATCGCGGCGGCGGCAGAGGCCAAGCGCCTTCAAGACCGCCTGACGGGCGGCAGTATGTCGCAGGACGAATATGACCAAGCGGTTGGTAAGGCGTACACGGGTACCTATGCCAATGTGATGGAGCTCGGAACAGCACGGACAAACCTTCAAATTTCCGGAGTGGCGGGTTCGCCTTCGGCTGAGACACCTAATCCAAAGTCGGGCCCGGATTGGGCCAACTGGGCGCGGGATCGAGAAGCAGAAATCGCTGGCCAACGTCAATTGGCCGAAGCCTATCTGCAAGGTGGAGACGCCGTCGAAAAGGCCACCATGGCCAGGAGGGTGGAGAACGAAGTCTTGAAGTTCGGCGCGTCGCATCGGGCGGACATCGTGAAACTTGAGGAGGAAGGTTATGCCGCAAGTTTGATGGTGGATTCGTCTAAGCGGCTCGCGGACATGCAGAAAGAAATTGCGCTGATCAACGCCAAGACCGAGGCGGAGCGGATGCTTTGGGAGACACAAAGCGGAGCCTATGCATCCTTGGAGGGAAAGACAAAGGACGCGCTTGTGGCTGCAAGTGCGAAGCTGGACTCGGCACGCGAGAAAGCGGCCGGAGATGCCTACATCGGGAAGGTGAACGGCAGTGCGGATGCTGAACAACAAAAGCAGAAAATCGGCTGGCTGGATTCAGCGCTCGTGGACGGAAAGGTCACCATCGAGCAGTACCAGAAATCCATCGATGAATTGACGGGCAAGGGCGTCTCGGCGTTGACGGAATTCGCTGTCAAGGGCGCCAAGAATATTCAAGCGTACTTGGGCGACGCGCTATACGACGCCGTCAACGGCAAGTTCGAGGGTCTGGGAGCCCGGTTCGCAGAAATGCTGACTCGCATGGCAACGGATGCCGCCGCGGCAGGGATTGGGGAACTGTTGTTTGGTGATGTTGGCAAGACCAATCAGATCGGGGGGCTGTTTGGCTCCGTTATTTCAGGCATCGGCGGGCTTTTCGGGGGCGGAGGCCTGGGCTCAGCTACCGCTGCAAACGTCGCCGCCGCCGGCTCCGGTCTCATGTTCTTTGCAAACGGCGGGGCGTTCTCGAACGGCGTTGTCGATTCGCCGGTGGCATTTCCCGTGGGTGTCATGGGGGAGGCGGGACCCGAGGCCATCATGCCCTTGCAGCGCGGCGCCGATGGCTCGCTCGGCATCCGCGCGCAACTTCCGAACATTCAAGCGGGGCCGGCGGCAGATGCCGGCGGGGTTGCCGTGAACGTGTACATCCAGCAAGACGGTTCCGATCGAACGGATGTGTCATCGGGCTCCGAGCAGTTTGGCCGCGGCCTGGGTGAAGTCGTCAAGGCGTACGTCAAGCAGGAGCTGGGCAAGTCATTCAAACCTGGCGGAATGAACTGGAATGCCCTTCACGGACGGGCATAAACGGACAGGCATAAGGAAGCTAATCATGGCAACAGAAGTCTTCACCTGGTCACCCAGGATCAATCCACAAGGCAAGGTCAAGTTCCGCACACTGACGGCGAGCTTTGGCGACGGGTACTCGCAGACTGCGGCGGATGGCATCAATAACAAAGTGGAGTCGTGGCCGCTGCAATTTGTCGGGACAGGCGCTCACATCGGCGCCATCGTCGCCTTCCTTGACCGGCACGCCGGCCATAGAGGTTTCGAGTGGACCCCTCCGCTGGGCAAGCCGGGCTACTACATGGCGCCCGAGTACGAACCCGTCGCACTGGGTGGCGATATGTATTCGCTGTCCGTCACTTTCCAGCAAACGTTTAGGCCTTAGAACATGGCGAACATTGAAAATATCAACGTAGGCTTAGCTGCCAACGACAAGAAGGGCGATCCTCTGCGTGATGCAATGCAGAAGGCCAATCGGAATTTCTCGGCGCTGAACACCGCAGTTCAGGGCGTGCTGGACGGGAAGGGCCAAGCCAGTGGCTATGCGTCTCTCGGCACGGACGGCCGATTGCTGGCGGCGCAAGCGCCCATCGTGTATGCGCCGACGCTGCCCACGACTACGCACGACCTGAATACTTACGTCACGCCCGGAACGTTCTATCAAGCCGCCGTTGCCGGCGCGACCGCGCCCACCGGCGTCAACTACCCGGTTGCGCAGGTCGGATTTCTTGAGGTGATCGCCACCGGCAATCCCGTCCAGCACGTCTACACGACGCGCGAGGCGTCCCCGCGACGGTTTTGGCGTTCCAAGTACGGGACCACGGCCTGGTCGCCGTGGAAGGAGGCGTCCGACACGTCCACCACGCTTTCGTACCAGGGGGGTATGGCGGCCGCGCAAGACCTGAACAACTACACGCAGCGCGGCATGTGGATTGTGGGTTCGTCTGCGAACGCAGCGAGCGGAACGAACTTTCCGATAGGGCAGTCCGGTTCCCTGATCGTGTATTCCGTTGGTGTACCTGGCGGCACCGCAGCTACAGGGTGCACGCAGGTCTACAACGCTGCGAACTCTGGCCAGATGTTCACGCGCTCGTTTGTGTCGGGTAACTGGACGCCTTGGGTGCGAAGTCTGGACGCAAGCCAGTTGGGTGTGGCGGGCGGCGTCGGAACCTTGGATGGCGTAGGCCGGCAGCCGGTGACGCAGTTTCCGTTGTCATTGGCCGTAGCCACGGGTACCGACGCCAACACGCTAACCAGCCCCGGCGTCTACTACACGAACTCGGACGCTCAGGGTACGGCGGCGCTAAATTGGCCGGAGCAGTTGGCCGGCACGTTGCTGGTAGAAGCGGCGGCGGCTGGTAACTCCCAGGTTACGCAGACGTACACCACGCGCAACGGTACGGGTGGCGTGCTGCGCACTTACAAGCGCGTGCGATTTGGCACAACCGGCGTCTGGGGGGGATGGCAGCAACAGGCGCGTTTTGACGACGCCATGACGCACGTCTACTTGGGTGCTGCGGGGGTAGACTGCAACGCGCTCATCGCAGACAACACTTACTACACCATCGACCAGGCCGGGGCTGTCACGTCCGGGTCCAACTGGCCCCCAACCAGCAGCATCATTGGTGGTGGAGTGGAGGTGCGGCGGCAAGCCGCAACCCGTGTTTTCCAAACCGTGACGCTGCTAGTGGGCAGCAACATGAAGCCGCGCATTTTCTTCCGGTACGGTGACCCGGTCGGAAACAGCTGGCAAAACTGGACGATGATCAGCAGCCTAAGCA